ATACATTCCGGACTTGACCGTTGAGGCTTTTGTAACCTCAATTGTAAAAGCGTTGAATTTGGTTGTTGTTCCAATTAACGAAAATACATTTTTATTTCAACCGCTTGAGGCTTTTTATCAAGAGGGCAGAGTTGTGGATTTAAGCGAGTACATTCACGCCGAAGACATAGAGGTAAACAGGCCAAATCTATTTCGACAAATCTCATTCAAATACGAGAAATCGGACAACGTTTTAAATACGAATTTTAGAAATACTTTCAATCGTGACTATGGCGATTTAACATACGACAATCCTAACTCGGCATATACTACAAATTACGAGGTAAAACTTCCGTTTGAGAATATCATGTGGGAGCGATACACTGGTTATGATTTTATCACGGCCACGTGTTGGAATATAAACTTGCAACCTTACGTTCCGAAGCCAATTTTAATGTATTATAACGGCATTCAAGAGTTAAGCGATGGCAATATTTACTACACCGACGGAACGACTCCATCCTTGTATTTAGAATACCCACGTTTTACAAATGAACTTGGAGCAGGAGGCAGCGATTTGGCGTACTTGCAAACACTTAATTGGGGCGAGGAAATTTCAACGTGGTTTTTAGGAAGGGCACCAAGAGGCTTATTCCAAAGATACTACCAAAACTCAATTTTTAACATTTACAACCAACGAACGCGAGTAATAAAAGCAAAAGCACAACTTGACACCTACTGGCTTACATCGTTAAAATTAAACGACCGAATTGTGGTGTCAAATAAACGCTATTTAATCAACACAATGACAACCGACCTCACAACAGGCGCAGTCGATTTTGAGTTAATTAATGATTTTAGAGATATTCAAGGCGCGGTTGCGAGACGTTACTCAAACATTCAAGGCTTAGAGATTGACAACACGGCCCAAAACATCGAGGTACAATTGTATCGAATCGATTACGATTATTTTAACGTGGTTGCGTCGGGTGGTTTTTTAAGTTATCCGCTGACATCAAACAACGACACGGACATAATTTTAAAACTGACTATTTCAGCAAACACAACAGGTGTATATAGAGAGGACTCAGTCGCGTTGCAGTACTATTTAAATGGAGTAGAAACCGAAGTTAAAATACCAGTTTATCAAAATGCTTAATAATATACTACAAATGCTCCAAATCGCGGAGCAATACGAGAACAACGAGACGATATCTATTGCCAAGGGGCGATACGAATACACGCGCAACTATTTACAACTATTTAAAAAAGCACTGAAATGGCAATAGAAAAGGTAATTGATATAAAAGTACAAGGCAACGTCAACGAGGCGGTTGGCTCTTTACGATCACAACTTAGACAAGCGCAACAAGAGGTCGCAGCGTTGTCCGATAAATTTGGAGCAACTTCGGCTCAAGCCATTGAGGCTGCTAAAAGAGCGGGAGAACTTAAAGACCGAATCGGAGACGCTAAGGCGTTGACTGACGCGTTCAATCCCGACGCTAAATTTAAGGCTTTGACCTCGTCTTTGTCGGGTGTTGCTGCTGGGTTTTCAGCGTATCAAGGTGCGCTCAATTTGGCGGGTGTTGAAAATAAAAACTTAGAGGAGTCGCTTTTAAAAGTGCAAAGCGCAATGGCTTTATCGCAAGGATTGCAAGCGTTAGGTGAAAGCCGCGACTCATTCAAACAACTCAAGGCCGTTGCAACCGACGCGCTCAAAGGAATCAAAGCGGGAATCGGTGCAACTGGTATTGGTTTACTTGTAGTTGCGTTGGGAACTATTGCAGCGAATTGGGAGGATATTGTAAGCGCAGCAAAAGAGGCATTCCCTGCACTTAATAACGTGGGTAATGTTTTCAACAAATTAAAGGAGTACGCATTCGGGGCGGGTAATGTAATTAAGAATTATATCTTAATGCCATTCAAAGCGTTAGGCCAATTGATTGCAGGCGATTTTAAAGGCGCGATTGAGGAAATTAAAAAAGGCTTTGATGTCGTTGGAAATTACGAGGCAGGTGCAGCCAAAGAGCGTCAAAACCAAAGAGACGAAGCGGCAGCCGAGCAATTGGCTAAATTGGTAAAAGACAACGAAAACCGAATAGCAGTTTTAAAAGCAAGCGGCAAAGACACCTACGCCTTAGAGCTTGAGAATTTAAAAAATAAGCAAAAGCTATACAAAGACGATCAAGAGAAACTCGACCAAGCGTTGCAAGATGAGCGAGTTTTGCGAGCCACACACGGCAAACAATTAAGCGATGCTGAAGCGGCATTGAATAAAAAATTAGCTGAGGAGCGATTTGCAGCAAGACAAAAAGAGGCTGAGGAGTTGGCTGAATTAGCAAAGCAAAAAGCCGAGAGAATACAAGAGGATTTCGACAATTTGTACAAAGCAAATCAAGACGCTCAAAAAGTAGTAATGGAGTCGACAATGACTCAGCAAGAAATTGAACTCGCGGCAATTGATAAAAAATATCAAGACCAAATTGCACTCGCCACAAAATTAGGTCAAGACACTACAACTTTGACCGACGCATTTGCAGTTGAGCGCACCGCAGTAATGCAAAAGTACGCAAGCGAGGAGGATAGAATTAGAGAGGAGCAAAAGCAAAAAGACGAGAAAGCCGCAGAGGACACAAAAATAAGAGAGCGAGCAGTCGCAAACGCCAAGCTCGACATCGCTCAAAATACACTTGCATTAATTGGCGAGATTGCAGGCAAAGGCTCAAAAGTAGGTAAGGCGTTAGCGTTGGCGCAAGCTACAATCAGCGGATATCAAGGGGTGCAAAATGCATACACAACCGCTCAAGCCTCGCCAATTACTTTGACATTTCCTGCATACCCATATATTCAAGCTGGACTTGCTGGAGCGTTCTCCTTATTGCAAATTAAGAAAATTATGTCAACCGATCCAAGCGGATCAAGTGCGCCAAACTTAGGAGGCGGTGCAGGCGGAGGCGGCGGTGCAACTCCTCCATCGTTCAACGTTGTTGGCTCAACAGGTGTCAACCAATTAGCGGGTGCAATAGGCAATCGAGAGGCGGCACCAGTGCAAGCGTATGTCGTTGCAAATAATGTGACAACGGCCCAAAGTTTAGACCGTAACATTATTCAAAGCGCAACGCTTGGGGGGTAATATTTTCAGCTTATAACCTTAAAAAAATATAAAATTTTAAGGTTATAGGTTGAAAAATTGGTTAAGTTTTTCAATCTATGGGTTGAATATTCAAGGTTAAAACCTTGAAAACGAAAAAAAGTTATGTCATTAAATTAAAATTTAATGCAAAAAGTTTATAACAAACAATTAAAAATCAGTTATTAGGGTATGGACACTTACAAAGTAATGTTTAATGAGGAAGATAACGAGGGCGTTTATGCCGTTTCACTCGTATCCGATCCTGCAATTGGAGTGCAGTTTATCACTTTGTCACAACAAAAAGAGATACAACTCGCAACCATAAACGAGGAGCAGCGAATTTTATTAGGCGCGGTATTAATACCAAACCAACCAATCTATCGCAACCAAGACGGTCACGAGTTTAACATCGTATTCCCTGCGGAAACGATTAAGCAAGTGCAACAAAATTTCAGTCGTCAAGGATATCAGAACAACTCAACTATTGAGCATTCGGGTACACAAATCGAGGATGTGACATTTGTTGAGACGTGGATAAAAGAAGACGAGGTACACGACAAATCAACGATGTACGGATTTAACGAGCCAGTGGGGACGTGGTTTGCAGCTATGAAAGTAAACAACGAGGACATTTGGAACAACTACGTTAAAACAGGCAAAGTCAAAGGCTTCTCAATTGATGGGGTTTTTGACATGGAGAAAGTAAATTTAAAAAGTGAATATAGTATGAATTTAAATGAAATCGTTAACGCGATAAAAGACGGTTTCGCTTCGGTAAAGTTATCAAGCGAGACTGAGCAAGTGGAAGTTGCAATGGCTACCATGATGCTCAAAGATGGTGTTACCGTTTTGGAGGCTGACTCTTTTGAAACTGGGGTTTATAACGAACCAAAAGCAGTTTTTGTAGTAGCTGAAAACGGAGACAAAGTTTCTGCTCCAATTGGAGAGCATGTACTTGAAGACGGCAGAATTTTGGTAATTACCGAAGAGGGAATGATTGCCGAAATTAAAGAGATGGAGGCTGAGGCCGAAGTTGAAGTAACTGTTGAAGCTGACGTTGAAATGTCCAAAGAGGATCAATTCGCGGAGTTAGTAAAATCAATCGTTACATCAATGAGCGTTGAAGTAGCCAAACAAATCGAAGCGGTAAGAACTGAGTTAAGCTCACAAATCGCTGAGGTTAAAACTTCTCAAGTTGAGGTTAAGGCTTCAACAAAAGCGAAACCCGAAGTAAAAGAGGTTTCAAACTCAAATGTCAAATTGACAAGAACACAAAAAATTCAAAATAATCTTAAAAACTTAAACTAATGCCTACTACAACTACAGTAAGTTCAAATTATGCTGGCCGCGATGCGGGCGTAATTATTGGTCAAGCGTTCAAAACGATTGACACTATCGAAAAAAATGCGGTAACTATCGCTGAAAATGTAAACTATAAATTGTCTTTGCGTAAAATCGCATACACTGACGGAACAACTGCTTACACTTGCGGATTTGCTCCTGCTGGGACAATCGTATTAAACGAAAACTTAATCGAGCCTTTCAAATTCAAAAACGATTTTGATGTTTGTAAAGAAGATTTCCGTGCTACTTGGTCTGATGGAATCATGGGCGCAGGTGCTGCAAATGGTACTGCTCCTTCTGACATCATGGATGCTATCCAAGCTGAGGTTTTGGGTGCTATTGGTGAGAAATTGGAGACTGACATTTGGCAATCAGACACAAACTTCGACGGTTTCTTAACTTTGTTCGCTGCTGATGGAGATGTAAACAAACCAACTGCTGACGCTGCTGTAAGTGAGTCAAACGTTTTGGCTAAATACTTGAAACCTGCTTTGGCTGCCGTGCCAATCGCTTTGAGAAATAAAGATTTAGTATTTGCAGTATCTCCCGACGTTGCTCAATACTACGCTTTCTACTTGTCAACTCAAGGAATTGTTTACGGAAACGGAAACAACGACTTCGCTTTAACTTTCGGACGTCACACTTTGACCGTATTAAACGGACTTCCTGCGAATACAGTTGTAATCTACGAGCGTAAAAACTTAGTTTTCGCAACAGGTTTGACTGCTGACCACAACCAAGTGGCTATGGTAGACGAAGACGAAATCGGTCTATTGACTGGTAAAGTTCGCGGTAAGGTAGTTTACAACGTAGGAGTTGGATACTACAACGCTGAGGAAATTGTTTACTTGACTTTAGACTAATTACTAATAAAGACCGCTCGTTAACTCGGGCGGTTTTAAATACCTAAAAAATAGATGGCCTGTTTAATAACAAAGGGTAAATTATTGGGTTGCAAAGACCAACGCGGTGGGATTAAGAATTTGTATTTTGCAAATTACGCCGACTATGGTTACACAATTGCAGCTCAAGTATTGACCGACCTTGGAGACCTTGCTGAGGTTTTCAAATACGAGGTAAAGGCTACAACAAACGCCTTGACCGAAACTGGTACAAGTTCAGAGGACAACGGAACATTTTTAAACGCCCAATCTTTGGCCGTTACGCTTCCGAAATTAGGTGCTGACTTGCAAGCTCAAATCCAATTGATTTGCGCTGGTAGACCTCAAGTTTTCGTTGAAGACTATAACGGAAATATAATGTTGATTGGAGCCACTAATGGCACAATGTCGAATTGTACTAAGGTCTCAGGCGGAGCGGGAGCCGATTTAAGTGGATACACTTTGACCATCGCTGCTGAGGAGTCGAATTTATCTCCATTCTTAAATTCAGCGATGATAACTGCGCTTTATGCGTTAGTGTCTGAAGACGTTGTTTCTTAATTCTTTTCATAGTTTTGTCATTAAACGCTCCTTTAAGGGGCGTTTTTTGTTACAAAACACTATTTTTCAGTTATTATAGTATGTGGATATTCAATTTAACTGCGCCTTATCAATTCCGATGCATTCCAAGAGGCTACGATAGTGGCGAAATCACGTTTTTATTGCGTGATGAAACGCGAGACATCACTCACGAAATCGCCGTTACTGGCGTATATTACCAAAACAATGTTTTAGTGTTGGTATTTGATGAGCCGATCATGAAAGAGGGCCAATCGTTTGAAGTTACAATCAACGAGAATGATAATTTAATTTATAGAGGCAAGGCTTACGCAACGGCTCAGACTGACTTAGAAAATTTTGAACTCAATAACGGAGTTCTAAAAGTATAATTTTATGGAAAAATTACAGATTATAAACCTATCGAATTACATTCGCCCTGAGATTAAAGAGGTGAGCGGTAAAAAGTGGGTATTAAATGGAGACAAAAACTCGTTTTATCAAGTCATAATTGACGCTTATAACGGATCGCCTACAAACTCGGCTATCATTGATAGTTACGCGCAGTTCATATATGGTAAAGGATTGACCTCAAAAGACAAAGCACGCAAGCCAAGCGAATGGGCTGCGATCATTTCGCTCGTTTCTAAAAAAGATTTAAGAAAAATATGCAAGGATTTCGAGATGTTTGGCGAGGCTTCACTAGAGGTAAAGTATTTGAATGGAAAAATCCAAAGATGCTTTCATGTAGCCAAACAACGAATTGCTCCCGAAGTTGCAAACGAGGAGGGCGATATAACAGGATACTATTATAGCTACGACTTTGCAAACGTAAACAAATATAAACCCGAGCGCATGGATGCGTTTGGTTTTGGAGAAGGCTTAGGCGAACGCTCAGAGATTTATATTATTCGCGATTACCAAGTAGGGCAATTTTATTATAGTAACCCTTCGTATGTGTCGGGAATAAGTTGGGCGAAAATGGAGGAGGAAATTAGTAATTACTCAATCAACCACATTCAAAAAGGGTTGAGCTTCGGCCATATTATAAATATGAACGCT